GGTACCGGAAACCACTGCTCTATCCACTGAGCTACAGGCGCGTATCTTGAAAATCAATCTTTTTAAACCTTTGTAAATACTGAAAAGCATTGATTTTACTGGCTTTAAAGCCACTTTGCAAGAGATATTCAGTTGTAAAACTTGATACCTAGTCGTGTTAGTTTATACCCTTTTCACCCTATTAAATTTAATTCATAAGGGGGAAATAAGGGGGAATATTTCATTTCCCGCATTGATAAGGGGGAAATAATTATTGCTTCATCCTTATCCGTATGCTATAATTTACTTAACACATAATTCATATTATCATAATTTTGGAAAAAAGTAAAGTTTTTTATTTTGTAAGTAAAATTAGTGTAATTTTGTACAACGGAGGGATGTATATGGCAAGAAGGGAAAAAGGTTCAGGATCATGGGATACTGTAACAAAGAATGACATTACATACTATAGGTACCGTAAGAAATATGTTGGTATGACAAGCCGAAAAGAATTTGTAGGAAGGACAAAAGCTGACGTAAAACGCAAGATACAAGAATTTGAAGCTAAGAGTATGAGGGTTAACCAAAAAGATTATCGTAAGATGACTCTTGGGGAATGTATAGATAATATCCTGCAGACGTTGGAGCCGACTTTCAAGACAAATAACTATGCTACTCTTCAGTCTACAAATCGCTGCTATATTAAAACTAATCCGATTGCTGATGTCCAGATGGCTGCCATAGACAAGATTGTCATTCAAACATACTATACAAATATGTCGAAGAAATATTCTGAGAGCACTGTTAAAAAGACACGCACTCTTTTCAATATTGTTTTCGACTATCTTGTATCCTGTAATATCATCACAGAGAATCCTGCAAAAGGGATTAAGATGCCGCATAAGTCAAAATATGCAGTACAGAAGAAAGAACACTCTTTCTTATCTTTAGAAGAAGCTGAGAAGTTTTATAATACGGCTCTTATGAAAGCAGATTCTGCTTTACCAGGCGTAAGGACAGGTGATTATATCTATGGACGTAATGCCAGGTTCTGTCTGTTAGTTCTTTATACTGGCATGCGTATAGGAGAAGCTTATGCTCTCACATGGAAAGATATAGATTTTAAGAATAATACCATTAACATAGATAAGACAATGGAGCGTATCAAAGTAGATAGCAAATATCAGTGGTTCATAGATACACCAAAACGTCCTAAGTCAATCAGAGTCATTCCTCTGGCAAATCGTGCAAAGGAACAGTTGCTCTGGCTTAAAACTGTGTCTCCTGGACTGGAAGCATCCGGAGATGACCATATATTCGTAACTAAGAACAATATTCCACCATCACAGTCAACTCTTACCAGGACGCTTAAAGCAATCCTCAAGAGAGCTGATATTGAATCTGACGGTTTCGGCTTACATGATCTCAGACATTCATTTGGGTCCATGCTGCTGCAGAAAGGATGGGAACAGAACCAACCTGTAGATATCAAGGTAATATCAGAGATACTTGGACATGAAGATGTTTCCACAACTTATAACATATATATGCATATCATGAACAAGCATAAATCAGAAGTCATAAATTTACTTGATTAAAAATAAGGGAGTTATATCATTTCGATATAGCTCCCATTTTTTACTATAAAAATATTGTTTTACGTATATTATCAGATATCCATTTAAGATACTTTTCTTTAGGAATCCTGTATGTATTTCCTATTTTTATTTTAGGAAAAGAACTTAGTTGAATAAGCTGATATGTTTTGTTACGTCCTATTTTTAGATGTTTTTGTATATCTGTTGGAGTTAACATTTCATCCATTCCATACTCCTTTTGATTATATGAGCCATATTTAAAGGACTCCATGAATAGCCTTTATTTGGAACTACATAATCTACTTCATCCTTAATACCATCAAATTGACCCACATCAGATAAATTCCTTCTATAAGACTCTTCTATATCATCACCACGTTCCAGAATTTTAATTAATCTATCCCTTCGAGGAACATCAATATAGAAAGATATAATATGCAAATCTTTGTTCTTCCTTAATTGTCTGAGCCCATGAGGAGTCAAGACAACTACTTTATCATCTGTACAGTCTTCTTTGGCTGTTCCATATTGCCAACCATTGTAAGAAGCATGTTCAGCAAAAAGATCTTTTTCTATCATATCATTAAATTGCTCTTCTGTAATAAAATGATACGTTTCTCCATCTACATCTTCTTTTCTCATAGGTCTAGTAGTATATGTAACTATTTTATTAAAACCTAAAGCAATAAGCTCTCTTTCAATAGAACTTTTACCTGATGCTGATTCTCCTACAAGTACTATCATTCTTTAGTCTCCTTTGTATAAATAATTAAATCCTTAGCATAAGGAAGAGTTAAAATCCAATCACAGAACTGATGCCATTCAGTTAATTTATGAGACTTCCTCTGAAAATACATAGAACGAAGATTCTCATAATTCAAACTGAGAGTTCTTGTCTGAAGCCATCCATTAGGCAACCAACGTACTAAAGCTTTCCAATAGCGTTTGTCTTTAGTCTCAAGATATTTCTGTCTATAATGCTCACACTGATTAATAATAGTTGTTGGGTCTTCAATCTCTGAATCGAAATCGTCTGTTTCAAAACATTCCAAAGTAATAGGTGTACTAGCAAGTTTGTGCATTGTACTGGAACTATTAGCTACTGTTCCTACTTTGTATGTATCGTACTCTTTCCACCAATAAAGCGGTGCTGTAATAGTAACAGCTACAGAAATCTGTCTTAAAAATTTTCTATGCTCTGGTCCGGCACTGATAAGTCTCTGACATAAATCCATATCGTTTGGGCCAATAATATAATCCATCATATCACAGTTATAATCTTCGTATACAAAAGGACAATGATCGCATTCTTTATCAATACAATTAGTACTATCACTCTTACTATGAGACATTAACGGCAGTCTCATTCCATAAAGTGCTTCTTCAAAGTTATATACATGTGTTCTTTCAAATTTCATAGTTAAACCCTCCACTTTTTAATAGCTTTATTAAAAATTTCTATATCTATTTCGGGACCCATAATATTTATGTCAATATCTTTTGGTAATCCAAAAGATAAGACTCCCAGAATAGACTTTAAATCAATAACATATCTTCCGAACTGTGCATCAATATCACAATTTTTAAATCTATTGGCAATACTGACAATTTCTGTAGCATCTGTCGAATCATTTAGTCGAATTTTCATCTTTATCCTTTCTTTTTGTTAAATAGTATGATATAGTGTAGATGGTTGTTCTATACACTTCACTTGTACACAACCAACACACATTTTTCTTTAGAGGCACTCTATTCAGTGCCTCTATTTTTTATTTATCTGTACTTCCAAATCCACCATTACGAGTACCCTCAGTTTTATCATCTTCTGTAATTCCATAAGGTAAGAAAATCCCCTGACAGAAGCCATCACCTTTAGCTACTTTCATAGTTTTAACCCCTTCATTGGTAATTTTAACCATAATATGTCCTTCGTTATCTGAATAGAAATAATCACTGTCAATGAGACCAACTGTATTTTCTAATCTTAGTCTATACTTAAATCCAAGGCCACTTCTCGGAAATAACATCAGAACCCAGTCATCATTCATTCCGCAACGGACACCAGTTGGAATCTTAATTGTCTCTCCAGGTTCTAACACAAATGACAATGGAGAATAGAAATCATAACCAGCGCTGCCTTTAGTCGCTCTCTGAGGAAGTTCAATAGGATAATACGCATCTTTAATTGCTTTATCTGTAATCATTGACGGTTTACCAAATGAATCTTTCCATGCTGCTTCAAACTGTTCATAAGATACTTTTTCAAATTTAGCTACTCTTTTCATTTACAAATCTCCTTTTTTAAATATTCAATATATTTGTCCCATTCACCCAATGAATGGATATATTCTTTAGTTTTTAAACATTTCTTCTTCATGTCTTTTTTCAAATCAATTGACTTATACTGCTTACTTTTTTGAAGTTTATTGGTCAAAAAAGCGTCAGTTACCCTAGAGACCAACAAGTAATCCTTGTTGCCCATAGAATCCAAAATAGCATTGTATTTTGCCAAATCTTCCTCAGGAATAGGGTAGTCACATTTGGGTAAGTTCTTAGTCGAGAAAGGACTAATATCTGACCCTGCAGTTGCAGGTTTAAGAAAAGATGCTATGTATTCTAACTTACGAGCATGGAACTTAAATTCTATTTCTTTATCATTTTCCATGATGCTTCGTACAGTTCCTTCATCCTCAAGTGCTTTGTATAGCTCTTCATAAGTCTTATATTCCGGTAATCCAATATCATTAGCTATAGCTTTTAAAATATTGTGTCCTCTTCCTATAGATGGAATGTAAGCTACAAGAGTAGAGAAACCATAATGATATATCTGTGCACCTCCATAGCATTTGATATAAATATCATCAAAACTTGGATCTATTCCTCCAGAATCATCTCTGGGATAATCATTGGTACTTTGATCTATTGCAGCTTTTAGTCTATAAGTACCTTTATATTTCATTAGATATTTTGCCATTGCCATTCCTTTCAAATAATTTCTCAATACCAATTGCTATTCTGGACTTACTGCCCATATATTTCAAATTTATTTACCAGAAAGTGACATGTCCTTAGTGCGCACCTAACCTTTATCCTTTCTGTTATTTTATTGTCCTATCATCTCTTTAGTAATTTCTTTATATATTGGTCTACAACACAATTCATATTTACTTGACTGTAAGATTGCTAAAACCGAATCTTCTTTATCTTTATCAACTCCCACTATAAATTTCGGACATATTAGACCAAAATCATTCGAGTCTTTATTAAAATCGTAAGGATTGTGAATCTTCACTGTTTTAATTGATTTTAACCGCCTAATGCAATCATGATATGAATACCATGGAGCTGCTAAATAATATTTTCTATTTCTCCAATCCATAATTATTTTCTAAACTCCTCTGCTAAAATTTCAAATTCCACATCCACATTATCATGTAACTTTAACTCATTGATAATGGTAACAAAAACGCCCACAAGCACCATGGCGATTCTGTAATTTTCATACCTATTATTACTGCTACAGCAGTTGAAATCCATGCTATTGCTTTTGCAAATTCCATATATTAATTCTCCTTTAATACCATAATAACTGCATTACACATACCAATAATCCTTTGAAATTTTTCATCTTTCGAATGAACGTTTGAGCTAGACAAGGCATATCCATTTTCTGCAATTTCTTTTATTGCTGACATCCATTCAACAACAATGTTACTACCAGATTTTTCTTTAGGCTGATTTTCAGCATACATTCTTTCTTTATAAATAACTTCTTTATCAATCATTGTTAATATTCCTCATAGTCAGTCTCATCACTGATATTTAATTTATGTTTCTCAGCTTCATGTACTTTATTCAATGCGACTTTTTTACTATCAAATACTACTTCTCCTACAGTATTAAATCCTAAGAGATACTCATGTTTATCTCTTTTATCCATACCTACAAAGTAGGTGTCTGTGACTGTACGAACAGTCAAATCACAGACATCATAGATACCTACTGTAGGGAAAATTCTTGTATAATAGAGCTTGTCACCTTTCTCTATTACTTTCATTAATCACATTTACTCCATCCACAATTCTTGCAAGTGTTACAGCCACCTTCAAAGACTAATTCTCCACCGCACTGAGGACATTTCGCCTTAGAAACTGGTACAATCTTAGGTGTAATAACTTCTAATTCTTTTTCTTCAACATCTGAAAAACTTACTTCATCCATCATCTCTTCATACATTTCAAGAAGAGCATTTCCAATAGCTACAGGGCAACTGCTGCCTTTAGATGTATCGTGTTTAGTAGCTGCTCTAACCGCATATGATGGACAGGTACCAGAAGATTTTAACTGATCTACTATGGAATAAACATCAATTCCGCCTCTAGCTGCCAAAGAAATCATTCTCGAAAGTCCAATCATAAAATTATTACACCCACCGGAAGACCCTTTACTGAAATAAGTTTCAAGCAACTGGCCATTGTCTGGATCAAAGAAAGCTTCACAATGGAGTGTTCCACAACCTGTCCTAAGAGTTCTATTTTTACCAATGCAGTTGTCATCTGCTTTGATGATCATTCCTCTTTCTAATTTGTGAGGTTTTTCTACAATATCTTCTACATTCTCTTTAATAGTAAGAATACCTGCACGTTTACATCCATCTCTAAAGATAGTTACACCTTTTAATCCTGCATCCCATGCAGTCATGTATAACCCTTCCACCTGTTCAACTGTAAAATCATTTGGAACATTAACAGTAGAACTGATAGATGCATCAATGTGTGATTGCCAGACACTCTGCATATAAATTCTGTTCTTATAATCAAGTGTCTGAGCGGTGACAAAATAGTCTGGTAATTCAGAATCATCTTTTAATCCATGTTTATCCATATATTCTTTTACAATTGGAGTGTAGACTTTATAATATTCATCATGACCTTTAAGAGACTCTGTTTTTCTTGTATAGTAGTTTGCAAAAATAGGTTCAATACCACCAGATACACCAATCATAGTTGAAAGAGATCCAGTTGGTGCAATTGTAAGTAACTGAGAGTTTCTAAGTCCAAATGATTCTACTAATTCTTTTGTTTCGCCTAATGCATTTTTGCTATAAAACGCTGATTGTTCTACCGCTTCTGGTAGATCGGAAGAG